CTTGTTGTGTTTGAGTTGTCATTTGAACCTACCTTGTTTATTAAAATTGAAAAATCAAAAAGACTCCACATAGCTTTGCGAATAACATCAATATGTTTTTTATCATAGCCCGCCATCTCTAATAATTCTAGAGTCTCGGCTATTTTCTTGCTTGCTTTGTCTTGTATTTCTTGATTTATCATTGTTGAACCTACCTGTTTTTGCATAAAATGCCCTTTCATATTATATTTTAATTTTTATTTGTCAAATTAGTTATCGAAAAAAAATAAGATTCTTAAATTATCGTTAATCCAAAAGCCGTTATCTTCTTCTCCCAGAAAATTTACGCCAATAAATTCCGAAAATTCCGTTTGAAGTATAAGTGTTTCATCTAAAGATATTTTACGCATAAATGATGGCTGGTAAAGACTAAGCCAAATATGATAAATATCTGTAATTTTTAGCCAAGAATGGCTATGTCCCTCAATTCTTGCTTTTTCATGTAAAGCTAACTCGCTTGCATCATCTGGAAAGCCAGTTAAATCATTTATTCTATTAAAAAATTCTCTCCTCCTTCTCAATGCTTTGATATTGTTTTTTACAGTTGAAGATAAACAATCCGTAGCCATTATGCCAACCCATTTATTGTTTATTGTTTTTTCAACGATGTAATGTAAATCTTTTCCCATAGTTTTATTTATTAATCGTTAAAAAATTCGTTAAGTCCTCTCTGAGTCTCTTCAGTTTGCTCTTCGAGTGTTTCTTTTGTTAAATCGAATGACACTCCTTTTATGTCAAATTCAAGGGTTTCATATGAATCGCCATATAAATCACCAAACCAAATATCATCATAATAACCATGTTTACTAATAGCTAAAAGCACCCTAGAAAGCGTAAGGGGTTTGCCGATGATTTCGATTATTTGGTCTCGGCTTATTTTAAAAGTGTCCGTGTCTGTTATTGTATATTCTATGCCATACGCACCTTCAAGGATAATCTTGCACCCGACACCCAACTCTTTCTCTAAAGCCTCCTCATAACTACAGCCATGAATTGCCTCAAGTATAAATTTTCTATTTTCTATTTGTATTTGTTGTAATGGTTTTGTCATAACTCCACGCTTTGATTTTGGCGAGGTCAAGCGTGGATTCTTGACCCCATAAAATATAAATCTGATCCACCAGATTTAGAATTTTAAACTCATGAGCGAGGTGAGTTTTAAATAAAAGGATAGCAGTCTTGCGACTGTTAGCTGGATTTCTCCGCTAATTTACTTCGTTTATCGCAGTTGTATCTTATCGAACCGCTTCGGCTTTTCACTATCCAATTCTATCAGTGTAGCAACCAAAAACACTAATAGAATAAGAGAGTAAACGGGGGGTTAACTACTCCCCCCAAACTATGAAAAAAACAATATTTAAAATATATTACCAAAAAAAATAAAGTTTGTTTCAATCTAATCCCTATTTTTTAGTTGTCAATATTCTTTTTAATTTCCAATATTTCTTTTACCAAAGTTGGAATCAAATAAAGCACTAAAAAAGCAAGAATAATAAGCCCGCCAAGTATTGGACTTGTGATTGTAATCGCAATGCTTATCAATAATACAATGACAGTTAAAAATAATTGTTCCATAAGTTTTAATAAGTTGGATAAAGTTTAAATTTTACAATTGTCTCACGACAATTTTTGCAAGATTTCCAATGTTGAATTATCCCATCTTCTACTTGAGTTTGATTGACATAATTCTCGCCTTTAATTATTCCTTTGCAAAGTTGAATTTGTTGTTTAATTTCAAGATTATCATCAACATAATCAACAAAAGTTAACAGTTGTTCTCGACCGTCGCAAATATAATTTTTCCTTGCTTTCGGATTTGTTTCCTTTATAAAGCTCATAAGTTTTAATTTAAATTTTAATTTTCGTAATTTCCCGATAAATGATAAGTACAAGTTTTGCATTTCGCACGGCATAGATTAAGCTCAGTGCTAGTGTTTTTAATTGCGTTCTCATTATGAATTAATTGACTTTCCATTTGCTCGACTTTGTTTTGCAAATTATCGACTTGGATTTCAAGTTCAATTATTTCATCGTTTTTAAGCTCGTTGAAGCGTGTTTTATACTTTAGCAAGTCAAAGACATATAAAGCGAATAAAAGTGCTAAGAAAGCTATTAAAGCGATTATTAATTTTTTATTATTAGGTGATATTTTCATAGTTATTTAATTAAAGTTTGTTGCGAAAAATAATCATTATTATGATTGACATAATGCCCACTTCTAGCACAGACAACCAAAATGATAAATCAAAAAAGCTAAGAATTGCCCCGTTTATTAATCCAAGTGTAAAAAGTAATATATATTTTTTAAGTTTCATAAGTTATTTAATTTTAATTTTATCGCAAGAAACATCAAAATGTTTCGTGCAGAATTTGTCATAATAGTCTTGTTCTGTAGGCTCTTCACGCTTAAATTCGTGGACGCAAAGCGAAAAAAGGATTATAAAAGCAACAATTAAAATTATAATTGGAACCATTAAAATCGGATCTTCTTTAAAGTCTTTAAACATTTTCCTCCCCTTCTTCGCCTTCGGTTATTTCAAGATATTTTTTACAAAGACCGCGCAAGTATAAAGCATGGTGTTTTTCAATTTTGGACAAATCTTTAAGATCCGTGTCGTATTTTAAAGACACGATGCAATCTTTTAAAGCTTTAAAAGTATTTTCAAAGCGACAGTATGACATATTAGCCATTTTTAACCTCCGTAATTAATTCTGGATTTTCGTAAATGTTGCCAACAATTTCACAAGAAGTAAAAACGCAATTATCCAAAGCATCCCATCTGCCTTTGTTAACACGGTCATTTAGCCATTTTACTTTCTTTAAATATGATCTTTGGTTGCCTTCATAGTAAATTTTTAAAACATGGTCATCAAAAATTTCCTTGTCGTTTTTGTCAAGTAAAGTCGTTGACTGCAATCTTGCAATAACTCTATAGTCTCTAAAAAATGGTTGATTATCCAAAACCATAAATTGGTCGCCATGTTCAATTTGATCAAGCGTAAAAATTTCAGTAAGAAAATTTGTTTTTGTTGGATTAGACCAGATATATTTAAATTTAATTTCTTTACTCACGATTCCCCCCTTTTTTTGTTTCGATATTATTTTTTTCTAAAATCAAGCGTATTTGCTTTAAAGTAATAAAAAAATTATGGTTGTGTTCGTCAATGTATGACTTAGTGCCACCAATTGTTTTTCGTAATTTAAAGGCTTCGATTACTTCAAAAGCAATTTGTCGCTCTAGTGTTGAATTTGGTTTTGTTTTTATAATTATATTCATGTTATTTATTGGTTAAAGTTAATATTTTTAATAATTTGTATTGCGTCGTAAAGCTTTCTTTGAAAATCTTCAGATTGTCCAAAAATCTTCAAAGCTTGTTGTTGGTCATTGAGTAAAATAAAATGTTGGTCAAAGATACATTTTGTTGATTTTGTCCATTTTAATTTAAGCGTTTTTAATGTACTCCTTTTTGAATCTGTTATGTAATAGACATAAGTAATTGCTTCAGATACTCTTAAAAAACTGCTATAATGAAGTAAATGATTCAAGCTCGCCCCGCCTAATTCTTTCTTTATTTCGATTTGTATTTCTTGCAAATCTTTAATTTGTTCCATGATTATTAAATTTTAGTTAATATTAAATTGACCACGCCCGCCGTTAGTAAAAGCCAAAAGCCGTATTTATAAAGTTTTTGTTCGGTTTGGTCCCGCTCTTTTTGGCGTTTGTCCAACTCCCGCTTGCATTTGTTATTTTCTTTTATTTTAAGCTGGTTTTTTTGGTAATATTCCTTTTGTTTTTGTTTGATTTCTTGTTTAGTTTTTTTAATTTTCATAGTTTTTAAATTAATTGTTAATTTTTGTGAAAATAATAATGCAATTCGTCCGCTCCGTGTTTTTTTAAAGCGTTGGAAATAGCTTCAAAATAAGGATTCCAAGAAGCCTGATCTTTACTAATTATAAAACGACCGCCATTTTCATTTTCAAGCAAATAAAAAGCTTCGTTAAATTGATTTCCTTCCCCTTTTTGAACTACAATATTGCGATAATGATTGATTTCTTTTTTAATGTTTATTGATTCGTCATCTCCACTTCTTGAGCTGATCTGAATTATTTTTAAAATTTCCATAATATTTTTATTTAATTGTTAATATTCCAAACATCAGCGATTACCGCTTGAAGCTTGTGAGCGTTAAACTCTAGTTTATTTTCTAGTTTAACTTTGTAAGTTTTTGAATCATGCGATTGCTTGAACAAAAAGATTGCTATTAAAGCAATTGTTAAAAATATTTTATACATTTTGGAAAGCCCCCGTTTGTTTTTTGAATGCATCATTAAATTTAAATTCAGCTCTTAATTTAATTAAAGCATTTTCGTTGCCATCTCTTGCATCAAAGAGTAAGTTAAACCAGATTTCTTTTTCTTCTTCATTACTAGCCCAATCATTATTTAAAGCATTTTCAACGGCTTTAAAAAAAGCTCCGTGCTTGATTAAAATTCCTTGGATTCTAAATTTTTCCTCATTTATTTTTGTAATGCGATTTTCAAGAATTTTCTCGATTGCCGTTAGTTTTTGTAATTTTGTTTTTTTCATATGTTTTATTTTAAGTTAATAATTAGGCTTTGTGGTGTCGCCGTTAGTAATTATAAATCTTTTTAATCGTCGTAATGTTTACTTTTATTTTTGTTAAATTCCGCTTTTATGTCGTCGTGCGTAATACCATAACCGCTTAATTTAGCGACTGCGTCGCTTATGTCGTATGTATAATAACATTCATAATTCATTAATTCCCTTTCAATTATTGCCTCTTTGCCATTCTCTTTTAAATCTTGTTCAATGGCTTCTTTAACCATCAATTCATAATCTGCATCAAATTCTTTTGATTTGCCCGCTTCATGATATAACCCGCCCCCGCGTGAAACATAGTTTATATTTTCTTTTTTCGCTTCCTCAAATTGCTTTTGAGAAAATGCAAAAAACCCGTTATATTTTGCGAATAAATGATTAATTTTTTCTTCGGTGTATGTTGATAAAGTTTTCATAGTTTAAGTTTTTAAAGTTAATAAAGCGGGTTTTTTTTGGTGATATTTAATTAAGCTTTTAACGGCTCAACTTGATTTTTTGTAAATAAATAACACTTACAAAAACGATTAAAAGCAGTGTCTACCTCTTCGCCCGCAATATCTTTACCTTTTATTTTTATAGATTTCGGAGACGAAAAGAAAATAAATGCTTTTTCGCCTTTTTTAACAACAAAACCCCTTTTTTTCCAATCGTTAAAAGTTGATAACTCTTCATTTTCTAAACCATAGATTTTTTTAATAAAATGATTTAGCGGTAATGATGCCGCCAAAATATCTTTTTCGGATTCGGCTTGTCTCATTGATCTTGCTTGCGACGCTATTCTTAATAAATTTGAATAAGCTTGATCTTTTTTAAGTTCTGTTTTTAAATTTTCGTTTTTCATAGAGTTTTTTTTAAAGTTAATATTAATTATTTAGAAATTTTTTTTTTAAAGCGATAAAAATTGAAAGGCACCAAGTCTTTGCGCGATAGCGTGAAACTCAATTAATTTTTTTTCGGTCAATCTTACTATTCCGTGATTTATAGAACTAAATTTTTTTGATTCATCTTGATTAAGTGAACTTAAATTTTTATTAATTCTTTTGTAAATAGCAAAAGAACTTTTTACGCTTTTATCGTATCTTTTGCAAGTCGTAATTAATAAATAAGAATCATTTTCTAAATTAATTTCAGTTTTTGCGGTTTTGCCGTAGCATGTATTTTCAATAATAGTTTTCATAGTTAGTTTTTTAAGTTAATATTAATTATTAAAAAATTCTCTGAATTTAACAAAGTCTCTCATTTCGTTGAATATTCCAAGCGACTCAAAATAAGAGTCGCAATTTTCTAAAAATTTATCAAGTTTTGCTTGAGTTGTTTTTACTAATTTGTTGTTGATGTCGAGAGTTATATTTTTAGATTTTTTAAAACTTTTAACTAAAATTAAATTCTCGTTTTTATTAAATAAAATTTGTGTGTGTGCGTATTTCATAGAGTTATTTTTTAAGTTAAGTTAAATTAAGTAATTTAATAAATCACTTTGTTAAACACATTATGAATCATATAATTATCAATGTCAAGCACTATTTTAATTTATTTTAAAGATTATTCAAAATGGGATAAGCTTAGAAACTCAAGGGTTAAAAAGTATATTAAGAAATAATAACAAAAAAAAGATTAAAAATAATTGAAAATAATTTGTGAATAAAATGATTTAGAAAGTGATTGAATTGATGGATTATTAGGAGTTAATAAAATATATATAAGCTAAGAAAATAGGAAATAATTATGTCAAGAGAAATAATAAAAAAAATAAAGTGTTGATAATGTTGATTCAAATTGATATAAATGCTTATGAAGTCAACAAAGAGTAAGAGAAAAAAATAACTTGACAAAGTGAAATCATGTGGTAGGATACAAAAAAACAAAAAACAAAATAAATAAACTAACTAAAACAAGTTAGTTAAACAAAAGAAAAAAATAAAAAGCTCTTTCTTAAATAGTGATAGTGTTTCTTTTTTTTGCTTACTTTTTTTTCTTTAAATCAATATATTTTAGCAATATTAGCATTTGCTATAAAATTAAGTTTACATAATCTTTTTATAAAAATAATCTATTGACAAAATAAGTTTACAAAATTAATTTAAAAATTATTGTGTTCGAAATGATTTGATTGATTAGATTAGATTGATTTATGATTGATTGATAAATATGAGAGAATAATTAAAAGTTCAATCATCGTCTAAATATCACGCGCACGCGTTCAAATAATGTAAAAAAAATGCACGATTTAAAAGAAATAAAGAAAAAAGAATTATCTAAACAAGATTCATTTGAATTACTTCAAAACAATCTAGATTATGTATTAAACAAAATAAGCAATAATACAAGCTACGCAACAATAGCTAAAGAATTTAATGTAAATATTGCTAATCTTTGTTTCTTTCTCAATCAAGAATCTATCAAAGAAAAAAAAGAGGTCGCTTTACAATTAGCGTCTTACATGCAAATAGAAGAAGCAAGAAATCATCTTGAATCTATAGAAGCTGATGACACAAACGCAAGTCTGCGAAAAAAGTGCGAGCTTTCACAATTCGCAACATATCTTGCGAAAGTAAAGAATCGTAAAGAGTTTGATTTAAACTACAAGCAAAACGAAACAAATAACAATCAACAAATTATAGTTATTCCCGCCACTTTTAACAATAATGATAAATAAACAAGAGATAATAATTCCACACAATTACAAGCCCCGACCTTATCAAATGGGCCTCTGGGATGCTATGATTGAAAGTAAAAAGAAGCGTGCTATTTACGTCTGGCATCGTCGCGCTGGTAAAGATTTATTAGCATTGAATCGCATTCTCTACAGTGCAATGTTCGAAGCTGTCGGCACATATTGGCACATATTCCCGAGCTATGCACAAGGGGCAAAATCAGTTTGGCAAGAAACGAATAGCGAGGGGAGGAAATATATTGATTACATACCTCAAGAATTGATTGCTAAAAAAAATGAGAAAGAACTTAAGATAACATTAAAAAACGGCTCTATTTATCAGATTGTAGGCTCGGATAATCCCGACAGTTTAAGGGGTGCAGGAATTAAAGGGGCTGTATTCTCGGAATATGCAGAACAAGACCCAAGAGCTTGGGGCACAATTCAACCAATGCTTTTGGAAAATAACGGCTGGGCAATGTTTAACTTTACGCCAAAAGGGCAAAATCACGCCTACGAGCTTTATAAGATGGCTCAAAAGATGCCCGAAGTTTGGCACAGTGAGATTAAAACGGCAGAAGAAACGGGAGTATTTACGCAAGAGCAATTAGAGCAGGTGAAAGCTGAGATATTAAGCGAAGGTAAAACATTAGATTTCTTCAATCAAGAGTTTCTTTGTTCATTTAATAACCCAATCGAGGGGGCTTATTACTCTAAAATCATTGATGATATTGACAAGCAGGGACGCATTGGCAATTATCCCTATAATCCAGCTTTGCCCGTTTATACTTTTTGGGACTTGGGAGTAGGCGACGCAACAACAATTTGGTTTGCTCAGTTCATAGGTAATGAAGTTAGAATCATTGATTACATTGAGGACAACAATAGGGGCATGAATACTTACATTAAAGAAGTAAAAGACAAGCCTTATATCTACGAACAACATTACGCCCCCCATGATATCCAAATAAGAGAATTTACTAACGGCAAATCAAGACTAGAAACGGCATTAGAACTAGGCTTGAGGTTTATGATTGCCCCTAAGCTATCAATTGAGGATGGTATTGATGCGGTTAGGGCTATTCTCCCAAAATGCTTCTTTAATGAAGCAACAACAAGACGGGGATTATTAACTATTAAGAATTACAAAAAAGAGTTTGACAATAAAAATAATACATTTAAATTGCAACCAAAGCACGACTGGGCATCGCATGGAGCAGACGCTTTTAGATATTTAGCCGTCTCTTATCGTGAGAACATAGGGCAAACAAAACAACGATGGGATACTGCATTAAGTAGCCCGATAACTTATTAACATTTAATATTTATTTTATGGGACTTGGTAAAAAATTTAAGCGTGCAGTAGGCGGAGTCGCAAAAGTAGCACAAGATTTGACAGGAAGTAAAACAGTTGGTAAGGCAGTAGCAATAGGAATGGGTGCGGGAGCTGGTCCTATTGGGGCAATAGCAGGAGCAAAAGGGCTTTCTGATATTAACAGAGAGCAAACTGGCATGAACAACGCACTAGCAATTGCTGACCAGCAAGCACAACAAACAGGTGCATTAAATGCACAAATTGCGGAACAAACAAGACTTAAATTACTCAGTGAAGCTGATTTAAAAGCACAAGAAGAGGAATTGAAGAAACGAACAACTTTTGCGGGTTCATCTATGCAAGGCGTAATGGAACGAAAAAAACTATTAGGTATTTAAAATGGCTGATAAAAGAATTGAAGAGCTTAACAATCTTTATGGTGATTTGCAATTAACTCGCAAAAACTACGAAACTAACTGGCAAGATACCGCAAAGTATTTTCGACCAATTAAAACTGATATAACAAGCGAAAAGACTCAAGGTGATAAAAAAGATTTATTTGTTGCTAATGATTCAACTATGGTTATTGCATTAGAAAACTTTGCATCAATTCTCAACGGGACTCTTACAAACAAAGCAACCCCATGGTTTACAATAAAAATTGAAGATGAAGAGTTAAAAACCGATGATAAAGTTTTAGAATATCTTAAAGCTGTAGCTGATAAGATGTGGAATGTTCTCTATGACACTAAAGGCAATTTTGAAGATGCCCATCATGAAAATCTAAAAGACTTTGCTACATTTGGAACAATCGCAATGAAGATTGAAGAGGGAAAATCATCGCTAATCAACTTTAAAGCAATTCACATTAAAAACATTTTAATTACTGAAAATGACGAGGGCAAAGTTGACACTTGCATTTTATTAATGAAAATGACCGCTAAAGATATTGTAAATAAGTTTGCTGGCAATGATAATAAACAGAAAGGCAACATTGATGAGAAAATAAAAAAAGCTTCAATTGAGAAGCCTAACACTAGTTTTGATATTAGATTATACATAATGCCACGAACTGAAAGGGACGCAAGCAAAATTGACGCTATAAATATGCCATTTCAAGGTATTTGGTTAGATCCAACACATGGCAAAATTATTGCTGAAACTGGCTTTAATAGTTTTCCTGTTCCTGTCGGAAGGGGAGCAAAAGGCACGGGCGAAGTTTACGGAACGGGTCAAGCAATGTATGCCCTAGCTGATGCAAGAAGTTTGAATCGTATGTGGTATGATTACTTTGAATCAATACAAAAAATATTAAATCCCCCTCTTATCGTTAATGCTCAATTTGAAAAACAATTGAACTTGCAACCTAGAGCCTTAAATATGGTTAAATCACCTGTCGGCAATGGTAGAGCAGTAGAGCCAATAAACGATAGCAAAGGAATTAATCCAGCAGTTGAATTGATAACGCAAAAGCAAGAATCAATTAGAAAAATATTTTTCTTAGATAAATTATCAGTTTTAGACGACCCAAGAGCCACCGCAACGCAAATATTAGAGTTAAGAGCTGAAAGCTATAGAATTATGGGAAGTTTAGCCTCATCATTACAACAATATCTTGAAGCAATCCTTGATAGAGTTTATGATATTCTTTTTAAATTATCTTACGCTCAAGATGGAAATTTTACATTATTACCCGATGCTCCATTTCCTAAGATGCCCGATAAAATGATGGGAACAACTGACGAAATTACAGGGAAAAAAACTTTTCCTAAAATGAAAATCGAGTTTATCAATCCAGTTAATCAAGCCAATCAATTAGGCAAAAATAACTCGGTTGATGTTTTCTTAATGTCAGTTATGAATTTAGCACAAGCCAACCCTTCAATTTTAGACACAATAGATTTTGATGAAATAGCCCGATACAAAGCGGATATTTTACAAATTGACCCTAAATTAATTAAAGATGCTAGTAGAGTTGATGAAGAGCGACAAGCAAGACAGCAACAAATGGCGCAACAACAAGAAATGATTGATGCCAACACTGAGGCAAATACATTAGCAACAATGAAACAAGCGGGAGTTTAATGGAGTTAGAAAAAAAATTACAAGAAAAGCTTTTAGAAAGAAAGCAAATTTTTAATAATGTATTTGGCACGGCAGATGGTTTAGTAGTTTACAAAGATTTAAGAAACGCTTTAGTTATTAATCCTGAATTGATTTCTAGAGAATATACTAGCGATGATGTTTTATCCTCACATATACAAGTGGGAATGAGATTAGCATTTCAATATATTGATGATTTCTTAGATTTAAACACTATTAACAAATAAAAAAAATATGACAATAGAAAATCAAGTCGCACCAACCGCACCAACACAAGCAACCCCAGTTAATGAAACTAATATTTCTCAAAATACGGCACCAACAACGCCAAGTTTTGATTTTAATTCATTTTTTCCTGAGGATATTAGAAAAGATGCGGATTATGAAAGGTTATCAAAAAACTTTCCTAAAGATTTATCCGCAATTGCTAAGGATTATTACCATAAAAATAAACATTTTGGCAAAGCTCGTGATGTTGTAGAGGCAGAATTAAAAGCACAAGTGAGTGAGCCAGCATCTTTTAAAGCAGAAGATTATCAAATTAATCTACCCGAAGGCTATTCTATTGAAGATAATATCGTTAATACAGCTAAAACCAAAGCTTTAGAACTTGGAATTAAGCCAGAAGTAGCCCAACAATTTCTTAATAGCATTTTTGAAGCCGATAGAACGCAAGAAATTGAATTAGAAAGACAAGCTTACGAAGCAAACAAGCAATCATTGGAAAATATTAAAAAAGAATGGGGTTTTGACTACGAAAGAAGAGCAGATATTGCCGAAAAAACTCTAATGAATTATGTTTCTCCCGACGAAATGGAAAATATTCATAAATTACCACTAGATCAAAAAGTGCTTTTATCTAAAATTATGGATAAAGTAGCTTCTAAAGTTAGCGAAGGTTCGATTGGTAATAATTTAAAGCCAATTGTAGCAAAATCACCCGAGGAAACTTTCAATGATATTTTAAAAGATAAAACTCACCCTTATCATAGAGGAGACACAAAAGCGGTTAATGAAATTTTTGAAATGTTAAAAAAACCATATTTATAATAAATGCTTGCAATAAATGATAATTTAGGGATAATTGTTGATAATGATTATCTTAATGCTAAAGCTTGTATATTTAATAAAAAAGATTTAAAAAATTTTTCTTTTTTTGAATTATTACAACAAAACAAATATAGTCTTAGCAATGCTGTTTTTAAAAATAAAGAACAAATTTTAAAGGGAGCAAGATTTGTTAATGATTCTCAACACGAAATAGAAGAAGCTAAATTGTCAGTTAAAATTGCAAAACTTAATTGTAAGTTAAACATATCTAATAATTATTATTTACAAGAATTGGAAAAAGCAGAACATAAATTAAAAATACTTAAAACTAAATGTTAATTTTTATTCCATCAATAGCAGATTTCCAAAATCTTGCCAAAAACAAAAATATTAATTCTTTTGAAATAGAAACAAAAGATTTTGAAAATTTGCATCAAGAATATTCAAATTGTAATAAAATAACTGATAAAATAAACGGCGCTATAGAAAGAGTTATAAAAAAAATAGTCAATATAGATAAAAATAAAGTTTATGCCCATGCGGATTTTTCAGTCTTTGAAAATTGCGATAAAGAAAAAAAGATTATTACTTTTAAAACTAAATTAAATTTTTTTGTTGACTTATAATTTTACTTTTGTATTTTATAGTTTAACATTGTCCGATGTAAAGTAAAAGGGAGCTTATATATAAGTCTTTGAAATTAAGGGTAGCAATTAGGAGGGAATTATCCCCGATTTTTATTATTTTTTAATTCAAATATTTATTTTATGACTCAAACAGCCGATCTTTTGGCAGCAACAATTGCGTTTAATACTAATTTACGCGAGCTTACCCAAAAAACTACTTCTCTTCTTGAAAGTACCCTTGATAATACTACAATGAACACCAATTTTGAATATTTTGACAGAATTGGAAGCGTTGAATTGTTAGTTAGACAAGGAAGACATTCTGATGTTCAATACACACCTACTGAATTTTCTAGACGCTCTATCACTTGCGTTGATTACGAAGGTATGGATTATATTGACCCGCAAGATTTGCAAAGACAAATGGTAAATCCTCAATCTGCACAATTAGCTAATTTTGTTAAAGCTGCTAACAGAAAAAAAGACCAAATTATTATTAATAGTTTACTTGGTGCTTCTAAATCTGTAGATAAATCAGGAACTTTAACCGATGTGCCTTTTGATACTGCTAATCAATTAATTGCTCACGGTTCAAAAGATTTAACAACTAAAAAACTTAAAGATGCAATTAAAATCTTTGAAGACAATGATGTTGATTTAGCAACTGAAGAAGTTTATTGCGTGTTATCAACAGCTTCTTATAGATATTTATTGGGTCAAACTGAATTTATTAACAAAGATTATAAACTTAGTGCAAATGCTGAAATGAAATATGCTAAAGCTGAAGAGTTTTATGGTATTAAATTTTTAAGATTTAATCCTTCTTATCTTCCTGCTGGAGCTGCTTCAGATACTAAAAGAGCATTTCTTTATGTTAAAAAAGCTGGTCTTTTTGCTAAACATAAAGATATTACAACTATTGCTGAGAAAAATGTTCAAAAACAAAACATTCAATTATCAGCTTCTGCTTCTTATGGAGCAACTCGTATGGAAGAAAAATTGGTTGTAGCTATTGATTGCTTAACAACTGATTTACCAACTTCTTAATTTTAATTTTAATATATAATATTTTATGGCTAATAAAACAGGAACTCTTGACAAAAATAACTTTCAGCTCAACGGAGCTAAAAGTCGAATTATTGTCGATACTATTGCAAAAGAAGCTGCTGACGGCAACGGCTCAGTATTTTATTTAGGCGATCCACTTCCAAGCAATGCAGTTATTCATCGCATTGACTTAGATTTTGATGCTATTACTAGTGCAACTGATGTTGACTTAGGTTTTTATGAAACCGTTTCAGCTGGTGCAGCGGTAATTGTTAAAGATTGTTTACTAGATGGACAAAGTTTAGCAACTGCATCAAAAGGAGTTGACGCTTACATTAAACCTGCTATCGAAAACAAACATAAACCAATTTATGAAATTGCAGGCTTAACAGCTGATCCAAAAAAACTTATGCAAACTGCTCTTACTCTTAATACCGCTGGCGCTTCTGTCGGAGATATTAGAATTTTAATTGAATATTCTATATTGTAATGACTTCAAAAACTGAATTATGTAATCTTGCATTGTTAAAGTTAGGTAAAAGTCGTGTTCAAGATATTGACACTGACCCAAGCCAACAAGCTACTGACTTAAAACTTGCTTATGATTTTGCATTAAATCAGATTTTGAACGAAGCCGAATGGAGTTTTGCGGTGCGTAGGCAAGCCTTAAACAAGCTTACCGAAACACCGCTTTATCAGTGGAGTTATAAATTTGCATTACCAACTAACCCCGAATATTTAAAATTAATATCTATTGAAAATGACCCAGATTACACAATAGAAGGAAAATATATATTAACAAATGCAAGTGCTTTAAATATCACTTATGTTGCTAGAATTACTGACCCTAGCGAATATACTATGGGTTTTAAAAATGCTTTTGTATTATTGCTTGCTACAAAAATATGTTATAATTTGACTGGCTCGGACAGTCGAGAAAAAACATTATTATCAGAATACGAAAATGCTTTGTATCAAGCTATGACACAATTTAAAGCAATAAGAAACGAAACACCTTTAACATCTAACGAATGGATTGATATAAGACAAAATGGCTAGTGTTAATGAAATACAAACACGATTTAATGCTGGCGAGCTATCGCCTACTATTGACGGCTTAGTTGATTTTGAGCCTTTTTTTAATGGTGGTTCTATTGTTGAAAATTTCGATATTCACCCTCAAGGCTGGTTATTTAGAAGAAAAGGCACTAGATTTGTAAACGAAGTTAAAGACTCAACCAAAAAAACTAGAATTATTAGATTTAAGTATAATGTTGACCAAGTTTTGATTATAGAATTAGGAGCTGGTTATTTTAGATTTTATTCACAACAAGCCTTAGTTCTAAGCGGTGGAAGTGCTTATGAAATAGCAAATAGTTTTACCGAAAGCGATTTAGATTATATTCGTTATGTGCAAAAAGATGATGTTATTTGGATAGTGCACCCATTGAAAGGATTTTATAAATTAATTCGATTTAGCAATTCTGATTGGACTTTTAATACATTTGATTTAATTGCTGGACCATATCAAAAAGAAAATATTTTACAAACTAGAACAGTTGCAATAAGCACTCATGGTGCAATAGGAACAACAGGCACGCTGACCGCAAGTGGACACACTCCATTTACCGCAAATCATGTTGGTAGCTTATGGCTTGTTAGAGATGGAACTAATTACGCTTATCTTAAAATTACAGCCTTTGCTTCTTCAACTTCTGTAAGCTATGTATCGCAAAATATTATTGTATCGGGAATGGTAAATAAAAATGTATACACTTGGTCCGAAGGAGAATTTGGATTAAATAGAAGCTTTCCAAGAGCAATATCTTTTCACGAACAAAGACTTGTTTTAGCTGGTTCAATCAATGAAACTCAAAAAATATGGTTTAGTAAATCCGCTGACTACGAAAATTTTGATATAGATTATACAAGTCAAACCGCTGATGATAGCTTTAATAGAACAATTGCCAGCTCAACAAATGATTCTATTTTATGGTTATTTAGCGATGAAGTATTATTTATTGGCTGTAGTGATAGTATTTGGCGAGCAAAACCATCGAATAATTCTGCTGGTATGTCAAATACTGACATTGATTTAAAAAGACAAATTGCTTTTGGTTCTGAATGGGTTGACCCTGTTTATTGCGACTCTACGCCTTTTTATTTGCAAAGAGGAAAACAAAAAGTAAGGGCAATAAATTATACAAATACCGAAGCAAAATTTAAAGCTCAAGATGTTTCAATTAGAAGTAATCATATCACGGGAACGGGTTTAAAAAGATTTGATTACCAACAAAATCCAGTTTCAACAATTTGGGCTATCCGTGAAGACGGGCAAGTTGCAAAATTTGTTTTTGAAAGCGACCAAGAAGTTAATTGCTGGACTAGATTCACAACAAATGGAATTGTCGAGGATTTAGCAATTATCCCATCAAGCAAAGAATATGACGAAGTTTATGTTTTAGTTAAAAGGACAATTAACGGCACCGTAAAACGATTTATTGAAGTTTTAGAGCCTAATTTTAGTTATGACAACTTAAATTATATCTATGTTGATTCTTGCTTGACTTACAATGGAACACAAAACACAACTTTAACTATTGGAAGTGGTATAGCAACCGCAGGCAGTGCAATATTTTCCGCTTCAAGTGTTGGTAAAGAAATAAGAAATTTAAACGGCACGGGTAAAGCTAAAATTACCGCCTATACTTCCTCAACTCAAGTCTCTATAACAATAATTAGAGATTTTAGCACAAATTCCTTGACCGCCAATAATTGGGCAATTGCAATTCAAGAAGTAAGCGGGCTGACTCATTTAATTGGGGCAAGTGTAGAAGCTAACGGCGATGGAGCAACTGACCCTAAAAGTAAAACTGTAAATGCAGAAGGTAAAATTACACTTGAAAATTTTGCCTCAATAATTCATGTTGGATTAAAATATAAATCAACTTTTACTACTTATCCAATCGAAAGTAAAAAATTATTACAAACAATCGGATCACAACAAAATAAACAGTTGCGAATTACTGAATTAGCTATAAAGTTTTTTACATCAAGGGCGGGTTCTATTGTAATTGATGGAAAAACATTGCCAATAATTTCAAGAGATTTAAACGACAATATGAATGAAGCCCCGACTTTTAAAGATGGAGTAAAATTAATAAGTGTTGCAGGCGATTGGGGTTATGATAGAAAATATTCGATTATACAAGAAGAGCCACAAGCCATGAATATTAAAAATATAACTTACGAGGTAAATATCTAATGGTAGCACCTTATATTTTTGCAGCAGGAGCGGTTTTAAACATGGCTAGTAGCATTTATGGTGCTAATATGGCTAAAAAAGATTTAAAACGCCAAGCAATGGCTTTAGAAGACCAAGCTAGATTAGTTGAAGAGCAAGGGCAATTTCAAGCTATACAAACCGCAAAACAATTTGAAGGATTACTCGGCGAACAAAAACTTTCTGTAGCTACAAGTGGGGCGGAAATGGAAGGTTCAGTTTTAAATATTTTTGATAAAACTATTGCCGACAAAGAACAAAATATTGCAATTATAAAAAGAAATGCTCAAATGGAAGCAAATGTTTTAAGACAACAAGCACAACAAGCTAGAAAACAAAGAAAAAGATTACTGCCTATGGCTATAGCTTCAAGTCTTGGAAATATTGCACAATCTTCTGCTAATTTTATGAATATAGATAATAAAAATGATAATAAAACTAAGACACAACAATAATTATGCCAAAAATACCTGATTCATACGGAATTATAACAGCACCATCGGCAAAAACTGATATTGCTATGCCAGACACGCAATCATCACAAATGCTTGCTAATCTTGGTAATCAATTATCAGGTAATTTAATTAATATTGCTGGACAAATGCAATATCAATCTATTAAAGAAGATGAGGCTTTTAACGCCGCTCAAGTTATTGATTTTAAGACAAAACTTGCAACTTTTGAGAATGATAAAAGAATTGCAATTAGCGAATTGCCAGCAAATGACCCTTTGCTTTTTGATAAAACAAAAAAAACTTTCCAATCCGAAAGGGATTCATTTATTAATAATTATGCTAGCCAATACAAAGACAATCAACGATTATCAAGCTTAATAAAAAGGCAAGCTGATGTTGAGGCGGTAGATTTTAATTTTGATGTTGATAGAACACTTTCTAGTAAAAAAAGAGAATATGGAACAAATAAAATCTATGAAGGTATTTATTCCGTAAATGAAAGGCTTGGAAAAGGCGGTAATCCTACAAAATTATCAAATGAATTAAATACAATTTTACAAACTGGTTTAAAATCAGGTTTAATTGACCAAAATGACATTAATAGAGAAAAGGATAAACAAAAATCCATTATTGAAGAGCTACAAAAACAATATGAGAAAACTAGGCAAGCAAACTTAGTTGCAAGTGGACAAGTATTTTTAGACGCTAGCAATTCTGATGATAAAAAAATTGGTGAGTTAGCTTATCAAAATCAACTTCAAGAAACTTTAAAAAAAGGCGGAGATGCGAACGCCGCAACATTAAACTTTGTAAATAAAACGGGCTTTTTACCTCAACAAGTTAAATCAATTTGGAGTTCTCAACTTAACATGGGAAATCCAAAACAAAAAATCGAAGCCGCTGAACAAATAACGCAAATCATAGAATCAAATCCAAGATTGCAAAATCAATTTAATTCTGATGATATAAATTTTGTAAATTCAATTAAAACAAGAGTTGGATTAGGTTTGCCACCTGAGCAAATATTAACTTATGCCGAAAAAGAAATTAGCAAATATCAATCAATGGATAGAATTGCAAAAGGGCAAATTATTAACAATAAAGATACAAAAAAAATTATAGATAATTCTTTTGATGATTTAAAAGAAAGTTTGACTGATAGGGGGTTTTTTTCTATATTTAAATCCGATCCAATTATCGAAGAGGGAATAAAAACCAAATACGAAACTTTAGTAAAAGATGCTTTCTTAAATGGTAATACAACTCCTGAAAGTGCTGTTGAATTTGCAAAAACTAAATTGCAAAGCGAATATCGAGTTAGCACAGTTGGAAAACCAAGGGTAATGCAATATGCTCCTGAAGTTTTTTATGATAAATATAATAATGGAGATACTTCTTGGATTAACAAACAACTTAAAGTTGAAATTTCTAAACATACTTTAGTTCCAAGCTTAGATAATTTAGAAAATCAATATATTTTACAAGCAACACAGGAAACAATAAAAGGCAAAAAACCCAGCTACAACATTGTCAATATAGACAATTACGGAGGCTATTCTTTATTATTAGATAACCAAAATCAACCTGTTGTTTTTAAACCCGAAATTGAAAAAACTGATTTTTACAAAGAGGCTCAAAAAGAATATAATAAAGAGCGTCAATATACAAAAGAGGATATACTTAATCTTTTAAATGATAAAGTAGTCGCTGAAAAAAACAAAAAATATCGTAATTGGAAATAAAAATGCCTGTATCAAAAGACTTAATAAATCCAAAGCCAATTGACCCATTATTTGGGGAAAAAATAATTGAAAGTTCTAAAGCTATTGCAAATATACAAGGCATGGATTTTAATTATAAAGCTCCGCAATATAGTCAAGGCGAAATAGCATTATCAGCATTTGAAAGAGAAAACACTATTGTTTCGTCAATTATGGAAGGTTCATTTCAAGCAAATATTGATGACGCTTCCGATCCTGAATTTGATGTTGTTGATTATGTTGACACTGACATAAAGAATAGTGATTATGCTCCTTACTGGCAAGATTTTGTGGAAGTAAAAAATTATAGACAAGCTAACGCTTTAAAAGCCAAAATTGATAGGCAAAATGAAAATGAAAGAATCATTAGCGAAGGTGGCGGTGCTGGTATAGCATGGAGTTTAGCCGCTGGAATATTAGACCCTATTAATCTTTTTCCTATTCTTGGTGGAGTTTCAAAAGCTTACAAAGCTGGTAAATATGCCAAAGGCATTGGTTTAACTGCTGGCGCTGGTGCGCTTGGTATGACCGCTAGCGAAGGAATTTTACAAGCAACTCAAGAAACTAGAACATTAGAAGAAAGTGCTATAAATATTGGTGCTGGAACGCTTTTGGCTGGGGCTTTGGGTGGCGTAGGGGCAATGATTTCAAAAAAACAATTTAATAATTTAGCCGATAAATTTAAAAAAGATTTAGAAACTGAAAATGCTGATGTTTTTATAAATCCCGACACGCAAAAAATGGAAATAAGACCAGATTCTGCAAGTGCCGCTAATGTTGCTGAATTTCAAGCTATAAGAAAATATTATGATGATGTTTTAACACCACAATTAAAAGCTGAAGGTAAAGAAATTCCTGCCTTTGCGGATTTTAAAAAACAACAACAAAGTTTAGCATCGACTATAACGCAAGATATAGCTGGAGCGGTAAATGTTGGCAATGTAATTCAAGGGCAAAAATTACTAAAAAAAATAAATTTAATTGATAATCTAAACCCGATACAAAGATTAACACAAACTCAATTTGCTGTATCGCCTAGAGAAACTGCTGAAAAGCTTATGAAAACGGGCTTAATGTGGCAAAAAAACAAAATTGGAATTGCTTCTGCTCAAAGTGCCGAAATAGCTAAAAAAACCTTACAAGCTCCATATTTTAACAATTATAAACCAATTGAAAATAAAGCCTATTATAATTTTAAAAAAAGAATAAAAAAGGAAGGCGCTTTAAACGAAACAGAAAATAATATTAAAAATGATATCCAGTTTTTTGAAGAGTTATCTAGGGCGAATAGAAACGGCGATAAAAGCACTATTCCAGAAATAAACGAATTGGCAAAATCCTCTAGAAATGATGTTTTAAACCATCTTGGGAGAGAAGCCGTAAATGTTGGCTTATTAAGTGAAAAAGTTTTAACTACTAAACCTAAAACATCAGAGTCTTATTTTCCTAGATTGTTTAATAGATTAAAAGTAATAGCTAGAGAAAATGAATTAAGGCAATTTTTAAATACAGCAATAAAAGAAAGATTATTGCCGAATATTAAAAAAGCCGAAGCACAAAAAGAATTAAATTTAAATTCACAAATCCTAGATTTACAAACTCGCAAAGCTGAATTACAAGCCAATCTTGATAAAGCTGCAAACGAAAAATTTCAAAAAGCACAAGTCGATGCGGTTTTTAATAAAGAAAATATATCTAATACACAAATAACTCTTAATAATTTAAACCCGACTGGGACAATTTTCGATAATTACACTCCTGAAGTTAGAGCAAATGCAAATTTAGCAAACAATATAACTACCTTAGATAAAACTATGGAAGTTTCTCCAGATAAAATAATAACTATTTATAGAGGAGCACCTAAAAATCAAAAAGAAATTGTTGCTGGAGATTTTATTACAACAAACAAACAACTTGCCAAAGATTATGCAGGAGATGGAGTTGTTTTATCTGAAAAGGTTAAAGCAAGTGAAATTTTAGATGATATAAATGAGCCTCTTGGAGAAGAATATATATATAAACCTAAAAATACAAATATAAATACATCGGATATTGTAATAAATGAAGCCGATATTTCTACTGAAAATAAGTTTATTTTTCAAAGAAATATATCTTGGGCAAAGGGTGGTGAAAAAAGTTTTGATGAGTTTTTAGAAAAAATGGCGGAAGATTTACCCGATAGTTTAGATTTTCCAGCAGATAAAATTGAAAAAGTTTATAATAAATATGTAAAGAATGATAATTTAATTTATACAAATGAAGAGTTAGCTGAAATTTTAGATAAATATAAAAATGCTATTAAAACTGTAAAATCTATTAAACCTAAATCTTTGTTAATTTTTTTAAGAGATAGAGGTGGTGTTGTTGATTTTGGCGGAAATTTAAAAGCAATGGGAATTACAAATAAAACTTTACCAGGGTTGATAAGAAAAGGTAAAGAATCTGGTAATTTATTCGGAGCGGGTAAAAAAGAATATATTGACCTTGATGATGCAAGATTTGTTGCACAGGAGCAAGGATATTTTAGTGATTTTCCTCAAGATGGAAGTGGGGGGCAACCTAGCATTAATGATTTGTTAGATTTAATGAGAAGAGAAGTCGGGGGCGAGAAAATATATTCATTGGAAGACGTTGATAAAATAGAAATAAAAAATAACGCTGAAAGATTAATTGAAGAATTAAACGAAATGGGTATTGATATTGACAAAATTAATGAAGCAGTTTTATTAGAAAAAGGAAAAATTAAGAAAAAATTTAAATATTTAAGCGGTGAAAATGTTGATAAAAAGACAATTAGCAAAATGGATAAAGTTTTAGCTAAATCCGAAATTGATTTATTAGAAAAAAAAGTTAATAAACTAAAAAACAAATATAATGAAAATCAGGTTAATTTCCGTTCTAAATTTGAAGAAATGGGCGATGAAGATTCTTATGTTAACGAAATTACATCTGACATAATCAACCAATTGAAAGGTGATGATAGATTAGGTTTGATTGATGATTTGGGGATTAAAGTTGCAAAAAGAGGACCATTAAAAGAAAGAACGCTAAATTTTGTGCAAGATAATGAATTAGAGCCATGGTTAGAAAATGACGCAAGAAAAGTTTTAAATTATTATCAAAATACTTTATCAACTGATATTGAAATTTCTAGGGCTTTTGATGGTGATTTAACTTTAGATGATGCAATTACAACAATTCAAGAAGAGTATGCGGAAGTTATAGCAAAAACAACCGACCCTAAAATACTAAAACAAATTGATAAAGAAAAAAAGACTGCAATTAATGACCTTACCTCAGTTGCTAAGATAATGCGTGGAATGTATGCCCGCCCCGATAATCCTGATTCAATGATTGTTAGAGGTGGCAGAATAGCAAGACAATATAACTATGTAACTAAAATGGGGCAAGTTGCTATAGCTTCGATTACTGATATTTCAAATCCCATCAGAAAACATGGTTTAAAAACTTGGGCAAAAACATTACCAAATTTAATCACAAATTTAGAAGGTATAAAATTAAATGTTAAAGAAGCTAAGTTGGCAGGAAATATAACTGATATTGTTTTACCTGAAAGGATGGCTAGTTTCTCAGGTTTAAACGATCCATTTGCAAGCAATCTTTCTAGTTTTGAAAAATATCTAGAGAATATTTCAAAAGCATTATCAAAAACAAACTTAATGCCAGTTTGGAATGATGCACAAAAAGGTTGGAGTTCTGTATTAAGTCAACAAAGAATGATTGATGCAATTAAAAAATTTGATAAAATTAATGAAAAAGAAACCGCTTATTTAGGTTATTTAGGAATAGGTAGAGATAATTATAAAATTATTGCTGATGAATTAAGTCAACACGCATATAAAGAAGGTAGATTATTAATTGCTAATACTGAAAAATGGAATAATCCTGAGGCGGTTAGAATATATAGAAATGCTTTAAATACTGATATTGATAGCACAATAGTAACCGTTGGTGCTGGCGATTTACCTTTATGGATGCAAACCGAAGCGGGCAAAGTTGTTGGACAATTTAAATCATTTGTTTTTGGAGCAACGCAACAAGTTTTAGTTTCAAGTTTACAGCAAAAAGATATGGCGGCTTTAAATGGCTTAATTTCCGCAGTAGGTTTGGGAATGATGGCTTATTATTTTAAAGCTAAACTAGCTGGAAGAGAAGTATCAAAAGACCCTAGTGTTTGGATAGCGGAAGGTATAGATAGAAGCGGATATTTTGCTGTATTAGCCGATTTTTCACACATTGCCGACAAAGTTGGTTTAGGAGCTTCTAGTCTTCTTGGGACGGGTCAGTTATCAAGATATCAATCAAGAAATATTGGAGCTTCTTTATTAGGTCCTAGTGTTGGACTTCTTGGAGATGCCGCTATTTCAATAGGAGCTTTAAAATCAGGCGAGATAAGCGAAGCTGATGCAAAAGCTATAAGAAGAATGATTTGGTTTAATAACCATTTTCTTTTGACTAAGGCAATGGATAATTTTGAAAAAGCTATTGCAAATCAATAAAATATAGGTATTTTTAACAAAAAAAATTTAAAAAAATGACAATAACATCAAATATTTTAAGGAGAGATTATACAGCAAATGGGGTAAATACTACCTATGCTTTCGATTTCCCTATTTTTTACGAATCAAATACAACTCCCAAATTCTCTTTAGAAGTTATTGTTGCCGATACTACTGGTGCAGAAAGTATCAAAATTGAAACAACTGACTATACAATAACTTACAACACAACGGATTATGTAAACGGCGTAATAAATCAAGGTAATGTTGTATTTGGCACCGCTCCATTAAATAATTATAAGGTTAGTTTATTAAGAAAAGTTAATTTCACACAAAATAACGATATTACAACCTCAGGAAGTGATGCTTTACCAGGGACGGCTTTAGAAGGTTCTTTAGACAAATTAACTTTAATGTTGTTAGAGCAAAAAGAAAACCTAAACCGGGTTTTTAAATTGCCTAAATCATCATCATTAAGTAATATCGAATTTCCTATTGGTGCAAATCAAGCTAATCAAGTAATCGCAGTTAATAACGCTGGCGATAACCTGACTACCAAAGATTTAGCTGATGTTGGATTAGCTCCAGTTTCTACTTTCGCTAAAACATTACTTGACGATACGACAGCTTCCGAAGCCCGAACTACTCTTGATGCACAACAATTAAACGCTAACTTAACTGCCTTAGCAGGTTTATTGGGAGCTAGCAATAAATTGCCTTATTTTACTGGGTCTGGGGCAATGGCTTTAAGAGATTTGTTAGCCACCACCACAACTCAAGGCATAGCATTTTTATCGAATCCAATCACTATTTCCAACAATGCAACAGATGCAAATAATGACATTGATTTTAGTGCAGGGAATTTCCAATTTAGCGATGGCTCGGGTCAAGCCGTAGCAACCGCATTGACTAAAAGACTTGATGCTTCGTGGACTGCTGGCAATAATCAAGGTGGGCTAGATACTGGCACTATAGCTAATAGCACTTGGTATCATTGCTATGCTATTCACAACCTTACTAGCGGTGTAAGCGATGCAATATTTTCTGCAAATGCTACAACTCCAACTTTGCCTAGTGGTTATACAAAATACAAATATTTAGGCTCTGTTTTAACGAATGTAAGTGGCAATATAATTGCTTTTACTCAAAATAATAATGAATTTAAATGGACCGTTCCATTTAGTGAAAATTTTGATGCCACTATAACAACTTCAAATAAAACATTAACATTAACTGTCCCGCCCGTCTTGATAAAACCAAATGTATCTTGCTATTGGCAAGGAGGAAGTGTTGGAACTAGGGTAGAAAGATTAGAATTTACTTCAAATTTAACTGGAGTATATTATATGCAAGCCATAACCTTTGGGAGTAACACTGCTTTTCCTCATTATTTCGACACTGTAATTAATAAAATGATTATTAATAATAAAAATATACTTTATAAAGCAACTGTTGGCGGTGCTGGCGGAACGGGCTTTTGTTATACAAACGGTTATCACAATTTATCCTTATAATTATGAAAATATACTTACAAAACCCTGAAAAAACTGAAATAAAAGTTTTTGATGTGGAAGTTATGAAATTTTTACTTTAGGATTTTTCGATACAAACATTAAAAATTAAATTTATGATTCTTTTAAAAAACAACAAAGATGGAAATATTAAAAAATTTGACAATATTTCTGAAATCGGAATGGGCTTCGCTGATTGGGAAGATATTACAAATAAACCCGAAGGCGTAGAGTATCTTTTATCTCAAGCAAAATCACAAAAAATAAATGAGTTAAAAGCTAATTTTGAAATTGCTTCAAAAAAGCCTCACGAATTAAAAGGCGTAAAACAAATTGATAAAAATGGTAAAGTTATTGGCACTGTTGATGCTTATTATAATATCGCTGATGTTAATTCTTTAAATGATTCCGTAAATATCATTTTTGCGGGAACTTTTATTAAAATGCAAGCTTTCTTAAAAGTTTTGTGTGCAAATCTCAAAATAGATTATAATGCTATTTTAACGCAAGTTAACGCTCTTTCTGATAATCCAGCAACTACAAATGTGGCAAATATACCTTATACTACAAAAGACACTAAAGGCAATGAAATTAGGGTTTTTTTAAGCTTTGCTAAAATTGAAGAAATATTTGCTCATATTTTTCTTAGAGTTGCTAATGTAGCATATTTTTATAATATTATTGAAGAGCAAATTAAAAAAGCTTCAACTATTGAAGAGCTTGAAGCTGTTGACATAGATATTAATAAACGATTAAAATAATATGAAATCAGGATTTGAATTTATAGACGAAGCCGTTTATACGCCAAAAAAAGATAAAAAAGATAAAATCGTTCTTAAAGAAGATTTAAGATTTTATATCAATTTTGCGGGTCAAAGATTGCCAGATATGTATATTATCCCAGCAGGCTTTGAATCTAATGGTTTCACTATCCCGACTTTATTCAAGCCTTTATTTAGCAACTTCGATGTTGGCGTTGAAAATGCAATTGCGCATGATTTTTTATATTCAGAGTTAAGAACTTTTGATATGTTTCGCCGAGATGCTGATATGGCTTTTTATAACGGCTTACGCAATAGTAGTTTAGAAGTGTGGAAAGCTAAGGCTTTCTATGTCGCTGTTCTACTTTGGGGCGGTAGCAAATGGAGGAAAAAGAAATGAATGAAATAATTCAGATTATGAAATTAATGGAGCAAGCTCCTAATTTCTCTACAGTAGCATTTGCCGTGTTTGCTTATTGTGCATTTAAAACTATTAAAAGTTTTGCAAAAGAGCAAGTTGATGAAAAAGTTAAAAATAGCATGAATGAATTTAAAAATGAGTTTAAAAAAGATTTTAACAACAACATGGACGAAAGATTGAAACCAATGGAAAAAAAAGTTGAAAATATAGAAAAAAATGTTTATTTGTTAATTTCAAATATTTGCCCAAAAAATGGACTTTAAATTTATAGAATTCTTAAAAGAAATAATTGACGATGCGCTTTATGCAAGCATTGCTAAGCTTGCCATTGCTTTTTATTTGGGTAAAAAGTTTATTGAATTTCTTATTTCGGGATTTAATATTGCGTATAAAGAAAAAGAAAGACGAAAAGAATATATCGAATTAAAAAAAGATGTTGCTGATTTTAAGATAGAGCAAAAAAAAACAAATGAAAAACTTGAAGCATTTGGAATTGATTTAAATGCTTATAAAAAGCGAACTCATAAGATAGAAAGTCAGGATATTGCAAATATAAAAATAATAGAAAGAAGCAATGATTTAATGGAAAAACTAAACAATAAATTATAACTTATGTTGACAAAAGAATGGGGAGCCAAAATTTACGGAATTATTTATTTAATTGCTTTTTTCTTTTATTTAATTTTTATTGGAATCGACATTTTTACACCACTACCAGATAAAACATTTGACTTATTAGGAAAGTTCTTGTTTTATGCTGGCGGTGGTTTCTTTGCGATAATTGGATTTGGAAATTTAACTTTATTTAGAAAATGATTAGTTTTATAAAATTTTTTATAAAAATGAGCGTACCTGATAACATGTCCCCAAAAAAATTTATAATTTATTTAATTGTTGGACTTACAATATTTTGGATCTTTATTTTTTATATTTCTTACATTGGTAAAAAACAAAAAATTGAAGAATATAAAAGAATCGAGCAAGAGACAAAAGTCTTTCACGAGGAAAATATCCAAAAACTAAAAACAACCTTAAATAATGCTAAAAATGCCAAGAAAAGTGATTTTAATGATACTGGTAATCTTGATGACGACTACTTGCTCGAAGCCCTCGAATAAAAGTTTATCACAAGCACAGCTTCAAGAATATGTTAAGTTATTGCCTGATTATCCCAAAAGAGATACTTTTACAAAACAAGAGCAAAAAAGAATTGCCATGATACCAAAACGATTAAAAGATTGGTTAGTTGAAGTAGTTAAATATTCCAATTGCGTTAAATACTCAATTTGCAACACTAAAAATAATAATGAATAAATATGTTTAATTTTTTAAATTTTAAAAAGAAAAAAGAAGTCGAAATTAATACTTCAATAATTACTCTTGATGATTTAGAAACTAAAAATTTTAAAAAAGAAGAGTGGCTTAAAACAAATACTGGATTAGATAATACCCCTGCACTTGGTGTTTTAAATTGTTTATTGCACACTTCTCGCAAAATGCAACAAATAAGAGATGCTATTAATTTACCAATTGAAATTACTAGCGGTTATCGTTCAAAACTTGTTAATTTAAAAGTTAATGGAAGTCCAACATCAAAACATATGCAAGGATTAGCTTGTGATTTCAATGTAATAAATAAATCACCAGAAGAAGGGGCAAAAATAGTTTTAAAAGCTTGTAAAAAAAATGAGATTAGTTTTGATAAAATACTTATTGAAAAAGGGTGCATTCACATTCAATTTCAATTGACAGAAAAACTAAACCAAAATTTTGTAGGATTCGCAAAATTAGTAAATGGTAAATGGATCGTAAACAAAGCATAAATATATGATAATTTTTTTAATACTAATCTTACTAGCCTCACCAGCACAAGCACAAGCACATGCACAAGAGCAAATGTATGTTTATAAAGCTTTAAGAATAATTGACGGGGACACTATAGCAATTAACATTCAAAAAGAATCCCCACTAATCCAAAAGCTTGGTTTAATCGTTCGTATTAAAGGCATTGACGCACCAGAAAGAGGCTCAAAAGCTAAATGTGAAAAGGAAAAAATTAAAGCAGAAGAAGCACAAAAATTCGTCAATGAACTTATTGGCGTTATAGGAGAAAAAGAATTGCTTTTATCAGAAGTTAAAAATGATAAATACGGCGGTAGAATCGTTGCTGTTGTTAAAGTTGGCGGTGTTGATATTGCTAAGGCTTTGTTAAATAGAGGTTTAGCAGTGCCTTATACTGGCGAAGGGCAAAAACCTAATTGGTGCAAATAATTTAAAGATAAATAAAAGAAAGAATTAAAGATAAAACCCTTTCCAAACCTACAAAACAAAGGCAAAAGTTTTTTCTACTTAAAATTAGTAAATTATCTGTAAATTAGTAGTAAAAGTGCCTTCAACCCGCTCAAACATTGCATTTAAAAAAATCGGATTTATTTCAACTAAAGAGAACTTAATTTTATTTGATGGTTATTTGATAAAATTGACCTGAAGCATTGATAATACTAGATTCTTTATTTGATTGTGAAATCGAAATTAGAGAATAAAAGGAGAATAAAAGGAGAATAAACCCCCTTGAAGCCTACAAAATAGCGGTTATAAAATTTACGGATTAAGGAATAAAAAAAAATAAAAGAAGATAAAGAAAGATAAAGAAAAAGAGGATAAAGGAAAATTAGAAAATCTTAAAGGTGTCGAATTCGACACCTTTAAAAACACAGCCCCCTACAAGAATTTACCACTAACCACAATTGCAATTAGTTTACCTGCTTTCACAAAGAACTTTACAGGCACTCCGAAGATATGATTTATTATTCTTAAGCTATCACGATTGACATGGAGTCAACCGCTGTGTTTTACCCTTCCCTTATTTTGCCCTAGCTTGATACTTAGGTAAGCGATGAACCTACTAGGGCTTGCTCGTTTCAGAGGTCTTGGAGTTATTGCGTAAAACTAACATCTCTATTAGCCTTTCCAAAACTTAACCGCTTGATTAGTGAAGCCATTTCTAGCGATTTGACTAGCTCGTTTTTTAAGCGTCTAGTATGTTTTTATTTTAAACTGCATGAATTTAAAAGTCAATCTATTGGAGTGGTGTCCCACATATGATTAAAAAGAGCGATAAAAAAAGATATCGTAATAATGAGTCCTCTGTTTGTTTCACTCCAATTTGCATAATTAAAATCAGCAAGAATAAATCCTGTAAAAAAATACATTACTCCAAATGCAATAAAAAATATTAAAAAAGTTTTAAGTAATTTCATATTATTTACAATATAATTTTATAGACATTTGCTCGCAAGCACCAATCGCCCGCAAGTCTTTTGTTGTATCTGCTTTTATGCACTCAAGAATAAACTTGCTTTTCTTTTCAATATCGCAAATAGGGTCTTTGTGTTTAATGAACTTTACAATAAAAGTCATGAAAAGGAAAAACAAAAAAAATAAAAATATTATCTTAAACACTTCACAAAATGAATTTTTATTCATATTAAAACCTCCAAATTAAATAAACCAATGCAATCACGCTGACTATATAGCCAAAAGCATAATCAATTCTTTTTTCTTTCCAATATAATTGTAAAGATTTATCATACATGAAAGATTTATCATACATGAAAGAGTGAAAATATATAAAAAGAAAAGTAAAAATAAAAATCATAAAACCCCTATAAATTGCGAAAAAGTATTGCTAATATATAACATAACACCAAAGCCCAAAATAGACAACAAACAAACATTAATTGCCAACCATGAAAAGCAAATGCAATAATTGTTAATGGCGTGATTACCGCAATTGTTGCACAAACCAAGGGTGCAAGAGCAACCAGACTATAGGTGCTACAATTGCTAAATTCTTTTATATAAGTTTCTTCATTGTAAAGAAATTTTGCATTTTCCTTTATTTCTTTTAAATAATATTTTAATTTTTCCATTAAACCCCTACAATTGTTATTAAATTAAAACGCACTAATATTTTTAAAATTGCATAAATCAAATACAAAACCGCCCCACTTGCACCAATTTTATTAGTTATTTTTGAGCCAAGAAAAAAAAGAATAATTGCTATATCCTGAAAAATATCTAAAATCATGTTTAAACCTCAAAAAAATTTCTAATCTCTTTTAAAACAACATCTCGAAAGAAAATCGGATTGTTTGTAATATAGGAATTATAGCCCATATTGTTTAACTTCTTAAACCAATCTAATTGTTCTTCCGTTAAATGTATTCCGCTTGGTGCATCTATTCTTTTTAACTCAAGATACATTGTATCTCTTAGACATATCCTAGAATTAAAAAGAAGTATGGTTAAATCAGGAAAGCCACCTTTAAACCCTTCCGCTTTTTTTCTTGCATAAAACGCCATTCTTTGGTTATCAGTTAATTTTGATACTACCGCATCGCCATTATCATTCTTAACCGCTTCCATGAAATTAGGATTATTTTTACTCCTAATTTCAATTCCTAGGTTTCGGATCTGACTGTAAAAGTATTTTTGTATCTCACTTTCTTTAAAGCCAGCAAATCGAAATAACATCAATTCATCGGGAGTTTTTGGCTCTTTTGGAATATCCTTATTAAACAACAAGTTTATTTTTGGCAAATAATCAGCGTCCACCAAGTTTTTTAGATTTTTTACATCTATTGTTTTTTTATGATAATCGTTCATAACATTTTTATATAAAATTTATATCCAGTTTTTTTAAAAAGAAAAAAATCACTAAACCCGACTTTCTCCAAAACCCGCATGCTTGCAAGATTATCTTTTTTAACAATAGCAATTAAAAATTTATAATTATCCTTAATTCTCTCAATATAATCTTTTAGCTCCTGAGTCATTATTCCTTTGCCCCAATATTCCTTTTCTAAATCATATTCAAGCTGTGGCACGCCTGAACTATAATAATTGAGTATTTGTATTTTACCAACTTCTTTGCCGTCTCTAATTATTTTGTGATAATTTGCAAGCCTAGCCGTTGTCATTTATATTTTTTCATTGATTATATGCAAAAACTCGTTTTTATGTGAGAAATGCGGGGCATGTCCACAACTAAAAATTAGTTTCATTTCAAAATCATTAAGTCTTTCGTTAAAGTATTCATATTGCTTAGAATTAACGACTGCATCGCCATCACCACAAATATAAATTGTTTTTGGAAAGTTTTTAAAATCGACATTAAAACAATTAAAATCTTTTAACTCTTTAAGCCAAGAATTTAGATTATCAGTGTCCTGAACGGCAACCATATAATTCAAAACATCTTCAGGGTTTTTATCTCCTAAAGATGTTAAATGCCCTAAATATGCCAATGCTTGTGCTGGATTTTCATCTAAAACATTTTGGAATTGATTAAACAATTCTAATGGCATTCCTACCTCGTTTTTATCATCTTCAACAAACTGAAACGGCGTAGCTATTAGAATTAATAACTTTGGTTTTAATATTTGTTTTTCAATTAATCGAATCGCAACTTGCCCGCCAAGACTCCAACCGATAACAACCTCGTTATCATAAGCTTTTAAATCCTGCGTCAATAAATCCTCAAAGTTTTTATTTTGAAGATAGTCTAGTGTAATTACATCTTTATTGCTAAAGACATTTTTAAAAGTTTGAGGCTCTTGCCCGAAACCGCTTAGTATAGTTATTTTTGTCATTGTTATTAATATTTAATTGTTAATTTCTTGCCCGCTTTCACATCGCCGACACTCATTGATTTAGCTTTCTCAATTGCTTCATTAATACTTGCCTCATCATGATAGCTTTCATTGCTATATTTAGCCTCAATCTCAAATTGATTAGATTTAAACCTAGCAAATTTATAATCTTGCATTGATTGTTTGATTTGCTCTCGAATTTCTTTATCAAGTTTTTCGTATTCTTTCTTTGCCTCGTCAAGCTCTTTTAATCGAGCTAATTTAGCCGACAAATCGCTTTCAAGTGGCAATTCAAGAGTTCCTTTCTCAAGTGCTAAAAACTCATCAATTTGCTTATCTTTTTTAGTTTTATCCGCTTCGTCTTTGTTAAACAAAGTGCCTTTTTCAAATTCAGCACTAAACCAAACTAAACTAGCGGTAATTGCTCTAACCATTTTTGGGTCTAAGCCAACCTTAAAAGTTTTGGATTCTAATATTTGATGATTTTTATTAACTGTATTAACTCCCGCAATATGAACTTCGCAAATTTCTTTTTCATGAAGCCATAATTGAGCTTGAGCTTGAATATAATAATTAAAAGGCAAGCCGTCATTTTCAATTTTAAACCATTGGTTTATATCAGTTGTTTTACATTCTAAAATTTTGTTATCGCTTAAAATATAATCAATTGTTGCTCTAAACGGGAATTTGCAACCTTTGATTATTTTATCTTTGACTGCTTGAGTTTCGTCTTCAATAACTTTTAATTCTAAATGTTGACGGGTATAATCAACTTTTACATCCTCCTCCATTTCTTTGCCACGAGACATAGCTTTGTTGCTCGTAAACTCGTTAAATCGCTTAAATTGCTCTCTAGTAAGCATTAACTTTTTACCTAGCGAATATCTTGTTTCAAGATAATTAGGCATTGCCTGCAATTTCTCGTTTATTGTTTCGCTAATTAAATTTTCAGCAAATAAGTTAGCCGAATATTCTTTTATGATGCCAGCAATTTCACTGGCACCGATAATTTGAAATCTATCTTTCATTATTCACCCTCCTTAGCAACTCTAAATTCTTCTGCTTTGATAGCGTCAATTTCTTCTTGAGTCAAAGCCGTTTCTTGTTTTTCAACAACTTCGTCTTCCGCTTCAAAATCAACTTTTGGTAAATCGTTAATAATTTTTGGTTCTGATTTAGTTTCTTGGTTTAAATCAAAATTCTCATTATCTTTATTTACAAGATTATCTAATAAATCATTGCTTAAGCCCGCAAATATTACTTTGCAACCTCTTCTAATTATTGCTACCTTCGCTTTCTCTTCAAACCAAGCTTTCCAAATAAAATCTTGTTTAGCACTTCCTTTGATTCTATTTATTTCTTCTTTTGATACAGTTTCAACTTTAGCAATTTTTCTATTTCCAAGAGTAAAAGAAATATAGCAATAACCGCCAATGATTTTATCTTGTCCTGCGAACGGGTCTTTTATTGTGTGGTTATACTCTTCAATATCGCCATCTTTTTTAATTGAAAATATATCGCCTTCTTTTACAAGATTTACAACAATATTTGCATCGGGATAGGCTCTTTTAATAGCATAAATAAAACCACGATAACCAATTTGCAATTGAGCATTATCTCCATATTTGATTAAGTGGCAATGTTGCCTTGAATCAATTTCAAGTCCTAAATCAACCGCTTGTTTTACTGCCGTTAAAATTGAAAGCGGGGTGCAAACTGATAAATCTTTTTTTGAGTCTGATTTGCTTTTAGCAATTTCAAGCAATACTGATTTAATATATTTATTAGCATCGCCATTATAAAATTGAGGCAATTTATCTAATAATGTTGTTTCGATTTTTTGAATTACTGATAATCCTTTAGTTTCATTTTTCATAGTTTTGTTTTTTATTTTAAGTTAATATTTTTTTATGGTGTAGCCCTATATTAATCAAGTGTTTATTAGTTGTCAAATCCTATTATTTATTTTTTTATATCCCCATTAGTTCTTTAAATTTATCCGATTTCTTATAACAAATTACATAAAGCTTAGGCTCAGAAAAAACATAATAATCTTTATATTTTTTTAGATTAATCTTTTTGTAATGTGATTTTTTATAAGTTGTTATAAGCTTTTTAAAATTACCCTCGATACAATCTTGATGAGCTTCAATCTTAGTTTTAATAGACCAAATTATCGCTCTATTCGTCCCAAGCTTTTTAGCAATCTCAGTTAATGTTTTACCTTCAACAAAATCAAGTTCTTTGATTTTTTGGAGAATAATAAAGTGCTGGGTTTGTGCTTCGTTGTTCATAAATTTTTAAAAAGTTGTTCGGCTTCATTGCGTAATTTTGCAATTTTAGCTTTAGCAATAAGGTGGTCTTCGTATATTTTTAAAGTAGTTTGTGCGACAATTGCCATAGTTTGAACTTTGTTAATTGCCGACATGGATTCTATAAAAAGCTTATCTTTAAGCTCTTGTTCCCGCCGTTCTCTTTTAAAAAAGTTTAACATATTATCTTTCCTCTTTCATTTCCCAAATCTTTTCGGCTTTCGTTGCTTCATCTATTTCTTTTTCTTCACCAAGTCTATTTTCGATTTCGTCCCAAATTTTATTGACATATTTTTTAGGCAAATATACTTCGCAATGTTCCATATTATAGAAACATATTTCTCGATATTCCTCATGGTCGCCCCGTGGGTCAATGTCGTCTTTAATAAAAGATTCAACCGCATTATCGATAAATGATTTAATTGCTTCTCTAATATTCTTTCCAGCTCCCTCAATGCCGTATTCTGTATTATGGAATCTAATTTCTTGATTTACTTTTATTAGCCTTTTCATTTCCGACACGCACAAACGCTTTTGCAATTCTTGTTGCATCTCAAGATTTTCCGCATCAGTGAAAGCTTCGATATAAGGCAAGGCTGGGCAATTTAACCATTGTCTAGTTTTAGCGATTGCATAAGCAACATAATTAACGCCTAAAATGTTTCTTTGTTCGTCATAATTGCAGGCTTGGAATACATCAAGCCATTTGTAAGTATATTCACGTTTTAATTTATTCCAAGACAATTGAATTGAAATAATTTGATTTCTTTCAAAAATTTCCTTTTTGTTGTTTACTAAAATGTGTTTTTTCATAAGTTTTATTTTAAGTTAATATTGTTTAGATAATTTAATTTTATTCAATAATTTCTACAGATTTCATAAATAAGCGTGAAGTTGTGCAAAAAGTTATTCTTTCTTCATTGTAAGTAAATTTAATAGTTTTACCTTTCTCTAAAGCTTGTTGTAAAATTTTATTTTGTTCAACAGATACGATAATTGCTGTATGAAGATTCATGCTATTTGAATTATTAGTTTTATTTGCATTTTGAATATAAAAAGCTTGTTCAAGAGCTTGTTGAGATCCAACTATAATATCTGCCACTTTATATTGAGGGCAAAAAATAGGGGTTATAGTCATTGTTTTTTTTACTTGACCAATCGCTTCGTTATCAATTGAAGAATAACCGCAAGCTGACAATAATAAAATAGTTCCTAATAAAATATATTTTTTCATAGTTTTTAAATTTAAGTTAATAATATTGTCTTTTTAAAGAAGGCTAACTGCAATTGTGGCGGGACTTGAACCCACACTAAGACGGCACTAGAACCCTTTCTACCGTTGATAACGCGTATTTCTACGGCTAGTCTTCCTCTACACAATCTACCCTTTATTCAGAGGAGCGACCAAGCCCGTAAATAAAGTATTTTCGCACCATCTTTAACCGTGCCAGCTAAATATTTAAAAAGCTAGTGTTGGCAGGACTCGAACCTGCAAATTGCGGTGGAAAGATGTTTTGCCATTAAACTATTAAATGGGACTTGAACCCATATATCTTTATGGTCGCCGCCTTGTCCAACTAAGGCTCACAACACTAGCCATTTAAATATTCACGATTTATTAACAAAGCCCCGCATGCCTCTCGGCTTTATTGCACCTCACGAAACCGCTATACACAATTCCGCTTTGTTATGCCCTCTATATTCCCTCATGCCGAAGTCCATCGGCTGGTAAATTAAAAAACTAGTAAGGTTTATTAATTCTTATCTTCCGATACAGACGCTTACCCGCTCCGACTTATAAATAAATCGTATTTTGCTTCTATTTTAAATTAAGTCTTAAAGCTTGACTTTGTTAGTTTTTTTAGTAGTGTTCCAATCAATATAAACAAGCCTCGATTAATAGTCAAGAATTATTTTAATTATTTTATAAATCTTTAAAATTAAGTTGTTTTTTACCAATAACATCATCGATAAATTCATTGCCGACAAGGTCATCATCGGCACTGGATAATATTATTTTAGTTTTAGTAATGTCTTTTATTTCTTTCGCAATTTCTAGTCCTAATTCACCGCTTAAATTATTATCGAGTATAATTAAGTCATAAACATTGCTTCTTAATAATTCGAGTGCCTCATGCTTGTATTCGCAACAAGTTGTTATATGTCCCGCTTCCTTGGCTTGTAGTTTCCATAGAAAGGTCATGATTCGGCAATCTTCAATTATTAAGATGTTCATAGGGTTGAAATAATACCCAATAATAAAATGGTGCAGTAAATTATAGTAATTGTTAGCATATTAACCCCTTTTCTTTCAATAATAGCCACATTCTGCCAGCGGTATCAGCGAGTGATTCGTTTGGAGATAATTTAGAAACTTCAAAAATACCATTGCCCATACTGTAATTATCCCTATATTCATGACACTCACAATAATAACCCAATGTTTTATTTGTTTCTGAGAATCGTGAAGGAGCTCGTAAAAAAAGGTAATACCAATCACTGCTTTTATATTTTTTATATTGAATAGACTCAGGCAAAGCGTCGAGTAGCGTTTCGAGGTCATAAGCTTCAACATCGCCTTTACCATCAGCATCTGCAATATGCCTCATCTCCCGTCCATTATCGTAGCAATACCAATAAAAATTAGTTTCAGCCTCAAACCCAGCTTCTTTTAGTTTTTTTGAAATTTCGTAAGATGTTGTTTTCATAGTTTTTAATTGTTAAAGTTGTTAAAGTTAAAATCAGTTTGCTTCCTGATTATTTCTTGAATTTTCTTGAAATTGCCAGCTTCAATTAAATTCTGATATTGCTCAATGCTCTCGAAATATTTAATAAAAATATCTCGATTGTGATGATAAAATTTTGCATTACTTGCATTTTCAATAGCTTTTGCAAGTATAGTTTTAATATGAATCATTTTGCTCCTGTATTTCAGTGAATCTTCCGTAGCTACCATTAAAAGTAAATCTAGCGGTTTGTGGTTCTCCTTCTCTAGCTTTTGCGATTATGATTTCGCATAATCCCCTAACCTTGCTTAATTCACGCTCCCACTCAGCATAATCGTTTGGTTCATAAACTTTGCTTGGCATAGCTCTTTCAAGATAATATTCAGCACGAAAGCAAAACATAACAATATCTGCATCTTGCTCTATGCTTCCAGAATCTCTTAAATCGCTTAATTGAGGTCTTTTATCTTGTCTTTGCTCAACTGCCCTTGATAACTGAGATAACACAACTATAACTATTCCTAGCTCGTTTGCGATGTCTTTTAAAGAATTGGTTATTTGCGATACCTCTTCGTTTTTGCTCCAAGTCTTGCCTTCTGATTTAATTTTTCCCAAATGGTCGATAAAAACAATCTTAGTTTTAAATTTATCAACCTGTCTTTTAATCTTTGCTCTTAGGCTTCTTATTGTTATTCCCTTCGTTGGATAATCGATATTAAATTTTAACTCTCCGATTCTCTCACCAGCATTGCCTGCAATTTTTAATTCTTCAATGCTAACATCATTCATCTTAATTTTTTTAAGATTAATGCTAGCTTCATTTCCAAGAATCTTTGAAACAATTTGCTTAGAAGTCATTTCAATCGAAATATAACACACATGGTCATTTTTAGCAATTTCTTTTGCTAAACAAAGGCTAAATGTAGTTTTACCCATTGAAGGGCGACCAGCGATAATAACAAGATAACCTTTATTAAATCCTCCTGTTTTATCATCTAATCCACTAAAACCAGTTGAAACAATTTCATTGTTAGTTTTGTGCATTAAATCATTTAATTTTTCTGCAACAACATTAGCGATTGGTTGCGGTTGAGTTTGCTCATCAATATCAAGACTTTCTATTTTTTGGTAAAGATTGCTTGATAAATCATGAAACGAATTCGATGGATTAGAAATATTTTTTAATAACTCTTCAACATGTCCTTTTAATTCTCTACGCTTCCAACAATCAATTATTATTTTTGCATAATCTTTAATTTCAAAGATACCCGAAGCACAATACATTAAAGTTGAAAGATATTTAATACCTCCATTTTTCTTAATATCCTCATCTGTTTCAAAGAGTTGCTTTAGTGTTATTTTGTCAGCGATTACCGAAGATTCTAAGCATTTAAGAATATGTGAGTAAATTTTTTCATGCGGAGCATAATAGAAATGCTCAGGTTTAAGAATATCTTGAATCGAATAACAATAATAATTATTAAGGATTATAGCGCCTAGTAATGCTTGCTCTGCATCAACATTACAAATTTCTTGATTTAACTGATTATACGCTTCCATTCTGATACCCCCTGTGTTTTGTTTTGATTGTTGTTAAAGCTATTATTACTAAATTTATTTTTGTTTTTTTCCCAAGTAATAACGCAGGCTTTCCAGTTTTTTATGTCTTTCCAAGCTCTAGCTTCGTAAAAATTAAAAAAATGTTCTGCATCGATGTTATTTTTTCTTTCTAAACAATAATCTTTAATTTCATCAATTGTTGGTTTAATAAATAATTTAGATTTAGGTTTAGGTTTAGTTTCATTTAGTTTAGTTTCATTTAGTATGTTTTCATCTGGGTTTTGGTCTGGGTTAAGCGGATTTAAACCCATAGGTTTATTTTCTTTTTTATTTCCCCTGCCTCCTTTTTTTCCATTTTCCCTACTTGAATTCAATCGTTTCAATATCTTATCGCCTAATTGATTTAATCGATTAGAAACCCAATAAAAACCCATAGGTTTATTTTCGCTTTGAGTAAAATAATTATTTAAAATAAAATCGACCGCCTCCTGCTCCTCCTTTGAAAATGCAAAAACAAGTCTATAAATTTGCTCTTTTGTGTAATTAATTTTTAAATCTTCTTGAAAATATAATACCGATAAATCAATTAATGCTCCTCTTTGAAGCATAGTTAATTTTCTCGAATCCGATACATAATCAGTTAAATATATTGGAAAATATATAAATTTATCTTGTTGTGTTTGAGTTGTCATTTGAACCTACCTTGTTTATTAAAATTGAAAAATCAAAAAGACTCCACATAGCTTTGCGAATAACATCAATATGTTTTTTATCATAGCCCGCC